TCGGTGTCTACGAATTTTATGATGGTTTGTCTATCCTCCTCACCGTCTATGGAAATTATCATTTTCTTTAACCGAGTGGTTATTTCCGGTGAGGTTCCTGACTTTGTGGCTTTATTGATGCTTGATATCTCTTGTTCAATAGATTGTTCATCCTTGTGAGTCAAAAGTTTGAATTTTATCACTTTTTTGCAAACCGGGAGCTTGAACTCAAACTGATTCGTTCCTCGTTCATATTTTGAGAAATCGAAGTCTTTATTTTTGATAAGAGATAAATCTATTGTGCATTTGTTGTCTTTCCCACATTTAGGACACTTCAGTTCGAGTGGTCCGTAACTATCTCCGTAGGCAAGCCGTCGGGCAGCTACGAATAAAGCATTTTTGTCGCCGATCAATAGGTCGTCGACCTTTACGCCGGGAGATAAAATAAGACTCTCAAGAAGCTTCTCTAAAACTACCCCCTTCTTGATTAGGTTTTGAGATGTGAGTATATCCTCTTCCCGTGCAGTCATATACTTTATCTCAACCGATCCTTGATGTAGGGGAGACGCAGCGGAATAGAAGTGCCCGTCACTTGGAAGTCCGATTACCTCGGAAGGATATTTTGGTTTCTCTGGCTGCTTTTGAGCAATTTTTGCAGACCCTTCATTGTTTGAAACCGGCCTCTTAATAGAGATTGTTTGGTCAAGATTATCCATAAACTATTTGACTATACATAGTCTATGGGTTGGATTTTTTGTTTTTTTATTGTTATGCAGCCCGTTTTATGTTAGCAGAAGATACACGTTTCTTTGCGACCTCTATCTCTTTCTTCATAACCTCTAATTGTTTTTTTGCAGATTCAATATCTCCACCGTTTTGTTCTATCGTTTTCATGTTTTCGGCATGAACTTTCATTGATTCTAAAGCTTTCTTTAATCGGATTTTCTCTATCTCGTAGTCGAGGGTGTCCCGTTTTTTAACCAAATTAGCTATGTCTGAATCAAAATCCTCTTTCAAAATCTTATTGATTATTTCTTTCAGTTGTCGGTTTAATTTAGCATTCATGGTATCGTAAACATTTTGGTCAAATTTACCGAACAAGTCCGTGACAAACCTCTTTTTGTCTTCGTCGTTTAACCCGGAAAAGTCATTTCGGAGTTCTGATGCCGAGGTTGCGTCTTTTCCTAACACCTTGAATGTCGTGGTTGGAGCCACAATTAAATATCCATGTGTGACAGCTGGTTTAATGTCTTTTGCCGACTTTGGTAGAGGTTGGAGATAAGTCGGAGATCCGTCTTTCTTTATGAATGATTTAAAACGTGGATCGTCCGCCATATCTTTCTGAGATACAGCAAAAAATATTGCGTCCTTGTTTATATCTATTGGAATCTGATTGACAATGGTCGCTAGGTTATAGTTGTTGGAAACTTGAACCACATGAGTTGGATCCACCCCGGTTAATGCGACCATCGATTTTCTTTCATCAAATGTGAATGGAGATTTTATTGGATCAGTCACACCGGTCATTGAAATGTAAACCGACTTTTGTCCGAACTTGGAGGACAACCAATCGTATACACCTTTATGTCCTTTGTGGAATGGGTGAAATCGACCCGGATATATAGCGAATACTTTCATTCAGTGGATATAAATATCAAAAATTTAAGGAAGGATGAAGATTATTGTGACACTCCTTACACAACGTTTCACCTGGCACCGAATTGTTTATGTGGTAATCAATCACTCGGGCAGTGACGCTCTTCTTAACTTCAAAATCGTCAATCTTCTCATAATCGTCGATGGTCATAACTTTTTTGATTATTTCGCTGAACGATTCCCCGTTGTGATGAACGTGCAAGTCTTTGGTGTTTGGACAAACCTTACACTTGAATCCATCTCGAACTAAGATTGGATATTTCCATAGGTCGTAGAGTCTTTTATCTGACCGAGCAAGTTGTTGAATTGAAGAGACTCCGCCTTTCCAACGGGAAGACTTTTCACGGTAGAGAGTTGGGATGGTTCCGTTTTTTCGCATTTCACTCATGGCGTCTGCCCGTCGTTTGAGTTCTTCTTTATTGTTTCTTATAGAATGTCCACATCTTTCTCCGTTAATTCTAACTCTTTCATCGGTTTCTACAGTTAGCCCAGCATTCCAAACAGTTCTTTCTCCTGACTCAAATTGTTTACGTCTGGTATTTGAAGAGTTTTCTATAGCTTTTTGATTGTGACCCCAATTATTTACAACACGACTTTGATGTCCGGCAATATACCGTCTGAATGACCCGTTGGCAGAGTTCCATTTGGTATTTTGATCACATCCACATTCACAGTTCGGCCAAACTCCATTTAGATAAAATTCAACATAAAACGCGGATGCATGTATTTTGTGTCGTTTTCCGGAATGTCTTCTCAAAGAATCGTAACTTTCAAATTCTATTTCACATCGTTTACATTTAAATTCTTCCATAAAAATCAAAAACCTCCTACTAAATAAATAGTAAGGAGGAATTTGAAAATGTCAAACGATTTCGCTAGAATAGCGTAATCAATAGTAAGCGTCAATACTGGAGGATACAATAATCCATCGTTAGTGTAAATTCAATCGGAATGTGATCTCCGTCATTTGACCAATCAAGCGTGCCGAAATTAACTGGGCCGGTCACGAATGCACCTTTGAGCGTCCACTCCTCAACTTTGTCACCAACTGGGCCAAGCACGTTAATGGTGATGTCTTTTTTGTAGAAGTCAGCGTATCCGTCACGGCCGGTAACAGATTCGTGTTGAAGTCTAAGCCATTCCATTACTGCTTGAGCACCAGATGGAGCAATTGGATCATACAACGCGATGGAGATATCGTCCCACGTTGTTTTTCCTTTGTAATAACGCTGAAGATTAATGTGGTCGAGCGTCTTTTTTACGGTGGTCGGTTTTGGACGATCACATTTCTTTATTAAGAACGACGGAATTCCGTCGAGATACATTATGAATCTGTTTTGAACTTTTGGTTCAAAACTACTGTAGAATATTTCGTTTGATTGGAGTAGGTCGGCCATATGATTTATTGGTTGTTATGTTGGTGATTTTTCACTCGTATGTATAAATATTCTGTTTGAATAAAAATGTTGACTTTATAAGTTTTTTTGATAATTATTAGGCAACTTTCATACCAAAAATACATTATGGCTAGACCAAGAAAGAATCCTGAGTTTGTGTTCAAGAACTGCCCTACGTGTTCCAAAGAGTTTTCCGTTTCTTATAGAAAAAAACACCAAGTTTTTTGTTCAAAATCTTGCGCACAGAGACATCCGGAGACAATACGAAAAATGATTCACAGTCAAAAAGAATCGTCTATTAAACGATATGGAGTAGATCATCCTATGATGAATCCGACTGTGATGAAAAACTTTACGGAGTCTATGGTTGAGAAATATGGTGTAACATCTGCATTGAAATTGAAGTCTTTTGTAGATAAAGCAAACGACACTCGGGTTGAGAGATATGGGGACGCTGGTTACAATAATCCAGAACTTCGTAAAAGGACGTGTATCGCAAAATATGGTGTAGATCATCCGTGGAAGGATAGGTCAATAATAGATAAGTGGACATTGACAAGAAAAAATGAACACTATGATTTTCTGGTTAATTATTGTGTTGAACAGAACATAGAGTTTATGTGTTCAAAATCGGATTATAAAGGGTATCATTTTTCAAACGAATACTCCTTTAGGTGTAACTCGTGTAAAAAAACTTTCCTTGGAACCGTGTATTCTCTCGATAATATCTTTTGTGATTATTGTCATCCAGAGAGAATAACCACGGTGGAAAAAGATGTATATGACTTTCTTCAATCTATCCTTAAAAAAGAGGATGTTATAATTAGGAGAGACAGAACTGTGCTGGTTGGTAAGGAGTTGGATTTTTATGTTCCTAGTAAAAATCTCGCCATAGAGATAAATGGACTTTATTGGCATTCGGAACATGGCGGTGGCATTAAGAAGAATTATCATATCGGTAAAACTAAATCGTGTGCGTGCCATGGGATATCTCTTATCCATGTTTTTGAAAACGAATGGATTAATAAATCCGACATCGTAAAATCCGTTGTTAAAACTTCACTGGGTTTGGTGGATGACCGTATATATGCGAGAGAATGTTCTGTTATCCATATACAAGAGTCTGATAAGAATGACTTTTTAAATAAAAACCATCTACAAGGAGAGGATAAATCCACGGTTAAACTTGGACTTATTCATAATGACGAACTGGTGTCAGTTATGACGTTTAGGCGTAGTTCGAGATTTGAAAAGGGGGTTGAGTGGGAACTTACCAGGTTTTGTAATAAACTCAACACGTCCGTTGTTGGTGGTGCAGCAAAGCTATTTAGTTTTTTTCTAAAGGAATTTAACCCAAAAATGATTGTCTCTTATTGCGACCGACGATTTTTCTCCGGCTGAGTTTATAAGAAATTAGGGTTCAATTTTGTGAAACATACATCTCCAGGGTATTCCGTAATAATAAATAAATACAAGGATCTAAGACACCGTATAGGGTTTCAAAAACATAAGTTATCAAAAATTCTTAAAGATTTTGACCCCTTAAAGACTGAGTGGGAGAACTTGGTGAACAATGGTTATGACCGTATATGGGACTGTGGGCACAGTAAATGGATTTTTACTTCTTGTTGATTTCTTTCAAACTGACAGACTTATCGTAAATCTTTAGTTTTAACTCCCGAATCTTTTCAAGATAGCCTTTGCTTCGTATTAGTTTGAAAACCAGATTTTCGGTGCTTAGTTCTCCACTATCAGAGTCAAGCCCCTTCTGTCTCATTTTGTAAATATCATCGAGTAGGGTTTTAAGTTTTTCCGGCGAAGGAGACTGCGTCACTTTGTTTATTTTAACAACATATTCTCCGAACATCTTTTTTATCAAATCCCTATCCAATTCCACCTTCTCCCGAACGGGTTTGACCAACCACTTATTCTTTAATAAAGAAAAGATTCCCGTGGCATGAGTCTTATGGTCGACATCTTGGATGTATGTTTCCACCTTATGTCCTTTAATCGTAATATCATGGTCAGAATTCCATTTCTGTTTTAACGCATCCAAATAATTAATTATAGAATCTTTATCATCCATTCCCAATTCTTTTACATCTATAACCAAGTGGATATCTATATCGCTCTCAGGGGTCCAATTGTAGTTAGCTGAACTGCCTATTAAAATTATATCCTGCAGCGTAGCTTTCAACTCCACGTCATCATAAAAATCTCTTCCTATCTTTACTAAGTGTGTCAAAACGTCTGGACGAATTCTTCCAGATTCGTCCCAGATATCAGGGTTTAGTCTTGAGTTATAAATCCTTTGATTAAGCATATCGTGATAGTTGTTTTATGGATTCCTTAGCAGATGTATGTAGAATCCCGATTCCTCCTGCTCCGATCCAAGAACGGACATTCTTTTCATAATCGTCTACCAAAATTTTGTTCTTCCAAGCATATCTCTTTTTATCCTGAGCTGAATCCACTATTATTACATTGCTGTTTGGTATTTTATTCAAAAATCCGTGCTTCCTTAACCACTTCAGTTTACCCTGTTTAACTATATTTGACCCATGATTTTTCTTGCTTGAACTGCTTAATATACCTATTCTTAAAAAGTGTGAGAACACGTATGATTTAAGTTCTTCCATATCAGGAGTAGGAGTAAGTCTTTCCCAGAAAACAGATCCTTGTTCTAGTATAAAATCCCAGTATTTCTTTTGGCCAAACTCTTTCTCATAGTCATCTGGTTCTTTTCCTGTCAATCGTTTGAAATCGGCTTCAAACGAGCAAAGAACTCCATCCATATCAAGAAATACTGTTACGTCGTTTTCTGTCATAATAAAATTACTATACTACAATATAAATAGTTGACAACTTAATTTAAAGTCGTAAGGTACAAGCAATAAGCAGCTAAGCAACACTAAGCAAAGCAACTAGAGAAAGAAATAAGCAACAGCAAGCACCTGGGGAAAATTATGCTAGGATGAGCTTAAAAGAAAATCCGTCGAAGGTATATCTATCAAGATAAAATCTCTCAAAAGAATCTGTGTTCCAATCTGAGCTGTTGGGTTGCCCAAAAACGGGACCAGATAAAACATGACTTAAATCGTTGTCATTATACTCGACAAATTCAACATTTGAATTTGCGTTTTTCATAACAATAAATATCAAACCGATTTATCAGACTTCTATTTAACTGCAAAAAAAAAAGAACTCCGAGAAAAAAATCTCGGAGTTCTTCTTGAATTTTTACCTAACCTTAAGCGCCAGGGAAAGTTGCGCCGGTCGGCAAGATATTGAAGTCAAGGATAATGAATTCAGCAGTCTTAGCCGGTTGGAGATAAATCTGTCCGTAGAGAACATTTCTGTCTACCAAGTCAGGAGTGTTGTTGCTCTCATCCATAACCACCTGGAAGGCATACAAACCACTTCTCTGTTGAACGCTCTCCAAGTAAGGATTGACAATCGCCAAGAACTTGTTACGCGTCACAGCAACGTTTTGTTCAAACACTAAGAACTTCGATGACGAAGCAATGAACTTCTTCAAGGCAATAAGCAATCGACGAACATTTACACGATCCAATGCACTTGGAGCAACCTGTAGGGTCTTTTGTCCCCATACTGAGATTCCCTGACCAGGGAAAGCAGCGATAGGATTGACACGTCCCTCATAGAGAGTGTCACGTTCCTGATGAGTTAAACGATCCATTACTTGAACCGCCTGAGAGATTCCACCACGGTTCAAACCAGCAGGAGCGAACCACTCGGCAGCCGTGTTGTCGTTTGCAGCATAAACAGCCGGCAACACAACCGACGGAGGAACACTTACAATTTTATTAAGGTTCGTATCGAGTATCTTTACCCAAGGATAATAAGTGGCGACGTAGTTACTATCAAACGTTTCCGCCTGAGCGACCGCTGCGTCGATAAGTCCCGTGCTTTGATTTGAAGCCGGGAACACAACGTTATCCATGATGTAGAAGCAATCTCCACGGGCTTCACACATATCAATAACAAGGTTAGTGACATAAGAGTGAAGGCTTGAGAAGATACCTGGGGTCACGATAAGATTGATATCAAACTCATCAGCATTTCCAAGGGCTGCCACACACTGCTTATAACCGACGCTACCTGCGCTTGTTATACTCGTGCAATCCAATCCTTGAGTATTTCCGGCAATAATATCGGAACCTACGTTGATAGGAACCGCTGGCCACTGACCGTCAAATCCACCCTGCATACCCATTACAAACTTACGTTTCTTTACGTTAGTTACTTCATCGGCAGCAACATAGTAAGAAGGAACTCCGTTTCCGGCGGTCACACCACTTGAACTATAATTTGTCTCCAAATCAAAGTCTTCGTTTTCCCCGGTCGAATCATTTGATCCGAACGATGGGAGAGGAGCGAAATACTGTTCATTGTCTCTATCACAACCGACTCCCGAAGAAGCGGTAGGATATAGGGCAGCAAGCGTATCACTTGCTCCAACAGGAACCTCACCGATCATAACACCCGAAGCGTAACGTCCTGGCGACTCGCTATAGGTGGACGCCTTTGTATACCTCATTGGAGGAAGGAAGCTACTGTAGTTACTGTTTATCGGTGTAGAATAAGCACGGAATCCATACGGAACCGCTGCCACAGGATATGTGTCCGTGGTCATTTCGACTCGGATATACTTACTCAAAGTAGAATAAGTTCCAAACTCAATGATCTTACCAGCGAAGGTGATGTAATTATACTTGTCACCAATTCTACGAGCAATGAAATTAGCGGAATTTGGATCCAATGACAAATTCTGGAAAGTCTCCAAAATCTTAGGACGTTTCTCAGTGTCACTGAAATCACGAACGCTCAAAGTGAACGAACCGTAATCCGAGCCAGGGACCTGACCAGCAAGACGAACATTGCTTATCTCAATCTTGAATCGTGTATTTTCAGCCGTTCCGTCGCCGAGGGTGTGAACCTTAAACAAGTTATACTTTGTAGAGACTGCTGTGCCACTTGCACCCCTCCAAGGAGCAATCGTCTGAGACGTTACCCACGGAGTAGAAGCATTCGTCAAAGCAAAGTCACTGTCAGCCGTAGAAGGTGTAAGAGAAGCTGCATCAGTGAAATTCAACACATCACCAACACGAACCTGGCCCTCAACTGATGTTCCCATACCAATCATCCAACTCTTCTTATCTGCCTTTACACGGGCAATAGTGTCTTCAAAAATACGGTAGACATACGCTGCCTCAATCTTCTGTCCACTTACTTGTGTGGATGGATTTCCCGCTGTCGGATCATTTCCGAATACGGATGTTATATACTTAGAACTATTTGGGTCCAGTGAGAACTCATATGTTCCAAATCCGGAACCAGCCGAGCTGCTCAACTGAACAGCGAAGTTAAGAGCGGTCGCACGTTCAGCAACCCCCGCTGGGCCAGATGACGCGGTGACTGTAGACAGAATCGAACCACTGAATCCAGGAACACTCAAGTCACTTGTTGATTGAGTTGCATTTCTTGTGTTAGCAAGAACAGCCAAGATCTGTGGAAGATTTGCACTTGAAGTCGAAGCACATGGATCAGAACTTACAACGCTTGACGAAGTAAACGTTCCGGTGTAAGGTCCAAACGAACCACTTACTTGTCCAGCAGCGAGATACAACACAGTTCCACATCCTCCCGATGAACGATATGCTTTGAACACCGCATTGTTTAATTTCAAAGAAGTGCCACTTACAACATCAAAAGTTGAAGAAGCGGTCACATTCAACTGAACGAAGCTCATAGAGAAGTTAGAAACCGTTTCGGTGGATTCCAACAATGCCTGAGCAAGTTTTTCTGCTGCTGTCTTAGATGAATTTCCTTGTATACTTGAAGTGATATAAACTGTGGCAGCGGAGCCGGTATTTATATTTACCGTTCCGATAACAGACGTCACACCTGCGTATTCAAGACTTCCCGACCCAGCTGGCAAGAAAGAACTTGTGTTATTCTCGAAGGTCACGGTCAATACCGCGCTCATGCTTATTATTCCAGAGGTTGATGCGGTCAATGCTGCAAAGCTAGCGGAATTCGGTGTGATAAAATCGGTTATCGTGGTGGACCCGCCGGTGCTTTCAGCATACGATGGGATAGAGTTTCCCGTCGAGCCAGTCTCCACTGAAGCAGATACTTCAAGTCGTGACCACGTTCCCGGAATAGCATAAATCATCAAAGGATTGTTCTGCTTATATCCGGTAAGAGCACCGACACGGCAGACGGTCACTTGACCCTGTTCCTTCAAATATTCTTTAGCGGTGTATGGTCCATAAAAAACTCCGTCAGCAACACCAAATTTCTCTTCAAGCTCCGACACGCTACGAACTAACGTTGGTGCAAAGCCGGGACCTTTTGCAAATGGTGCTACGATAGCACCACCGATGTCAGCGACACCTTGAGCAAGGCCGCTCAAGTCGTTCTCTCGCGTGAAAACTCCGGGACTCACGACACGGTCCACAGGACTAAATTTACCACCCTCAGTGATTGGCATAGGTTATATTCCTTTCAAATTGTTGAATAGATTACAAGAATCTAAATATAAATATACCCAACTTTTTGAAACCTCAACTATTTATGGGATTATTTAACGGAAGGTGTAAAAGTTCCATCTTTTAAGTTAAGACTGCCGTCTCCATACTTAGAACTCAAAGTTTCTATCAAAACCTCTTCCTCTTTTTGTAATTCAAGATACTCCAATTTAGCTTTATTTTCCTCTTCATTAAGATTTTTTATAGCCTGTTCTATGGATAATCTTTCGAGCGTCAACTGACCAAAATAAAGTATCTTCTCTTGATACTTAGACTGTAACGTTTTTATAGAGTTAATATCGTCTTCTGAGAATTTTTTGGAATTCATAACAATTTCATCCACGGTTTAAAGATTCACTTACTCTGATTGAAATTTCTTGGTTCAAAACCCTAAGATTATTTTGGCACAACTCAAGTCTCATTAATTCATCATATGCAAGTGCTTTTAATTCTATAATTGAAAGATTCTTTATATCTAATTTCTCATTCATAACTATATCTATTCAATCGTTGTTATAAAAATTAAACTATTTCTCCGGAGTCTGATACAAATAAAGTTTTCAACATAGATTTATCTACTCCATTTATACGAACGTTATCAAAATCTGACAATATTAATGTTTTCACAGAAGAATAAAATGACTCCTCGGAATTCCAGTTTTCATAAAAAAATTTAAATGAATCTCCCGACAACTCCATTGTAAAGATTACCGGATTATCAGAAACTCCTCCGAATTCGTCCGAAGAAACAAACGACAAGATGGCTTTCGGCGATTTTGAAACCTTGCCATATATGTGAATTTCATCCGAAATAAATCCATATATTTGTTTAACAACTATTGGTGTAGTATTTTTTAACATAAAATTAAGACAATATTCCTAAGTTTCTCAAAGCTTTAACGACTTGTCCAATTGTATATCCATCCCAAGTAGCAGAATCATTTGAGATTAAAGATGTATTTGCTGAAAACGTCGATGCAGCTATGCTTGAACTCGGTTGGATTATAGGAGTAGCATTCCAAAAACCAAGTTTTTGTGTAGAATCGGTACAAATTTTAGATCCGTTGGAGGTATTTGTTACCAGATTAAATCCGTCGGATAAGGTCAAAGAATTGTCGACCGTAAACCTTTTAGATCCTGACGTGGCAATCGAAATCGCATTTACTCCTGATAGATAAAATCCGTTGTTTGCGGAACCGCTTTTGAATCCAATTGATGGCGATGATGAAGTTCCATCTGTAGAAAAAAATCTTCCCGTTGAATCAATATAAGATAACGTATTTCCGCTACTATCAACCCATCTTTGCATATCCCCCGCTTGAGACGCTGCTCCCTTCACTGTCCACGATACTCCTGATGGGTAAATATTTACGGCGGACATATTTGCAGCCCGCAACCTCAATGTCACAGCGCTGTCGCCATTATAAAACTCAAATGTGGTAGCATCCGCCCACTGAGCATACGTGTTTTTTGCTGACGTAGATTCGTTAAAAACTATACACGAATTATTTATATCAGACGTCCTCTGAGTGATCGTTATAAAAGACCCAGAGTAATACGTCGAACTTCCATCGGAACCAATTTTATTCAATACAAAACCATTGGAATTTTGATATTCAGCCAAACTCACAGACTGACCTGATGCACCTTTGAATATACTATTTATTCTAGATCCTGTATAACAGTTAACATAAAATTGACTTGAAGATGCGGGACCATTTACACCTATCTGCCCAGATTGCATTATATTCAACGCGGAAGCACTCAATCCTGAATTATATACATCGAAATTTATATCCTTTGATGTTCCTGTTCGTATACCCCAATTTAATGACGGTGCATCTATACTAGCTTTGCCGTTTCCGTTTAATGGATTAACGGTATCAGAAACATCGGTTCCGATATCTAAAACACCATTCTTCTTAAACCGTGCTCCCATTTGATTTCCAGATGCGTCCGAAAAAGCAAGCATATATTGTGACTGCGTAGGAGCCGCTTTCAACAATAAAGCAGAATTTGAAGATGTAGTATTTATTATCCCACACTGGCTCGTCATCGGAGAAGACATAAACTGTGACCCAACTGTAAATAACCCCGATGTGTTTATTCCAAATCTATTTGAGTTAGACAAATAATCGTAGAAAAACAACTGACCTGATGAGTTTATATACATTTCGTAGTCCCCTATAACGGAAGAAGTTCTACTTAATCTAAACCCTGATTGAGATGATCCACTGTAATGAAATGGCGACAACCCTTGGGAAGTTCCTACTCCGAATGAATTTCCTCTAAAAATATTACTAAATGATTGACCAGAACATGAAATGAAGCTAGATGAAACCGAACTTGTGGCCCAACTGCTTGTTATGTTATACTTGCTACCAGTAGATATATTTGGCGCATTTTTTGCCCAACTTGCGGAAATAACCACGCCCGATATATTTGAACTGGTGATATAACTAGATGTGTTAGAGACATCAGTTGAATAAGCATAACTGCTGGATATTGAGAAACTGCTTGAATCTGTGGAGCTTGCGGAAACCGCATAACTTGAAGACCACGCTGCGCTGCTTGAATCTGCGGAGCTTGCGGAAACCGCATAACTTGAAGACCACGCTGCGCTGCTTGAATCTGCAGAGCTTGCGGAAACTGCGTAACTTGCAGAAGCCGCATAGCTTGATGACTCAGCGTAAGCCGCAGAATCCGTGTAACTCGACGTTTCCGCGTAACTTGCAGAAACGGACGGCGAACCTGGAGCATAACTTGCTGACATTGCATAGTCTGCCCAGCTACCAGACACGGAGTAGCTTGAAGAAACCGACGGCGAACCTGGAGCATAACTTGCTGACATTGCATAGTCTGCCCAGCTACTAGACACAGAGTTTATAGAACTCGTAGCCCAACTGCTTGTTATATAGAATCTGCTTCCGGATCCTATTATTGGAGCATTTGCTGCCCAGCTTGAAGAAATTGCTCTACTTGAGCTGAAAGCATAACTAGCTGATATAGATCTACTTGAAGAAAATACATAACTTCCTGATATAGAGAAACTTGAAGAAGTTACTATACCAAACACATTCGATGAGGTTACATAGCTAGATGTATTTGACGTCCCAGAATTTAAAGAGTAACTTGATGATACCACATTGGATGCCCAGCTGCTCGTAATGTTATATGAACTTCCTGTAGAAATATTAGGGGCATTCAGAGCATAACTTGCTGACGAAACCATTCCAAATACATTTGAAGAAGTTATATAACTTGATGTCAACGCTGTGGTTGTGTTTGATGAAAAACTTGAACTTGTCGAGACGCTTGCCGTCCCAACCAAACTTCCAGTAAACCCTCCGGCCGAATTTACCCCAAGAGACGTTGATAACGACCCTGTAATTTTCTGATTTCCAATTACATCCACAACCCCAGATCCCGCCGGCTTTATAGAGATGTTCACATTTGAAGCACCAGACCCAGAACTCTCCGATGCCAATGTTATTGATGTGGAAGATGCGGACAAAGCTGCCCTCACAAAGTTTGATGTATTAGTATATGTTCCATACACATTAAACGTTTGTCCAGAGCCTGTATTTCTTAGAGCTAAAATATTTGCGTTATCTCTAGCAAGAATTACATCATAATTACCTATACCGAACACCGAGTCACAGTATAAAACCCCTCCATTTGTCCTAAATCCTGTAGACGAAGGGAATGAAATGAGTCGTGTTCCTGCGTCATAAGAAAGAACAAGTCCGTTGTTTGATATGGTCAACTGATCTGTTAGAGTTCCACCCACAAGTGGCAAATATGCACTTGCAGAAACCGCGAAGCTAGCCGACGTAGCAACGCTCGAAGTGAGAGATACGGATGATGTATTTGCGTAACTAGCAGATACGGAAAAACTAGACGATGTAACCGTTCCAAACACATTTGAAGCCGCTACATAACTCGATGTAAGAGATGTTCCAGAATTTACAGAATAACTGCTTGAAACTGAACTTGTGGACCAACTGGATGTTATGAAATACGTGCTTCCGGTTAAAATATTTGGAGCGTTTAACGCATAACTGGCTGTTGTCGCATTAGACGATGTTCCGAGTAAACTTCCTGTAATACTGCCCAATGATGCGTCGAAACTTCCTGTAAATCTATAACTTCCACTGAATGACTTGCTGTTTATCCATGTAGATCCGCTATAAACGAGAAGATCGCCGTTTGATAAGTTTGAAGAACTTACGTTCGACAAAGATTCCAACGTAGTTGCGGGGTTTGATCCACCCGTAGCTCCAACGCCGGACACCTGTCTAAACAATCCAGACTGAACAATCAAAGCATCAGCGCCCGATAATGAAGTAACAGTACCTCCTTTTACAATAACATAACCCAAATATATGTTATTCAACGCCGTGTCAGGAGATTCCGAAAATGCTTCTATATCAACTAAAGATTGCGCCTCTGATATGCTTTTATATGTGTCATTTCCGTAATAGACATTAAAGAATCCGTTTGTGTTAGGTGCCCAAAACACCCGCTGTATGCTATATCTTCCACTTGCAACGGTTGCCAATTGACCGGTCGATGTATTTACATATTTAGTATTATCCAATACAGTGTAACCCGCATTAAGAGGCCCAGAGTCTATCACAAAGGAAGAACCGGACTGATAATATCGGTTTATTCTACAATTGTTTACACCGGAATCCACAACAGTAGAAGGATGATCAGGATCATTGATATAGTTAGCCCCAACCAAAAACGACGTTCCCGAAGACTTCCGTATTCCAAGAGTGCTTCCGCTCGTCTGCAATACGTTTCCGCTCAATTTCATAGGCCCGAACGCTCTTACGAAATCGTTCATTTGAACCGTAACACCATATGAAATCTGTTGATTATTGAATACGTTAGTAGAAACGCTTGCACTTAGATGGAAAATTTCTCCTAAATGGATCGAAGATTCCCACTGTGCTGGCGAAGAAGAACCCCACGCAGAAGACTGCTGGATCAGTTCTCCCGACGAACTTATTCCCACGTATGTAACATATGCGCTTCCACTGTAAACAAGTGGTTGGTTCAAAAACGCTGACCAATTTAGATATCGTATCGTAGGGTATGGAGCACTAGACGTTAAAGCATTTAGACTCACTATTATTCCGGATCCGCTTGTGACACTGAATGTGTTTGTTCCGGGCGTCGATGAAATTACCCCACCGTGAAGAATTCCTGTGTAAAGATCTGACTCTAACCACCGAAGTCTTGTAGTGTTATTAAATCCGTTTCCATTTTGACTAAAATATAAGTCATTTGTGCTTCCGCTCACATAGATGTAAGACGAGGATATTGATGGATTTATATTAGTAGTTACCGGTAAAAAGTTTACATATCCGTCGTGTTGAAAATCACCATATACTTTAATAGATGGAGAAGATGTTCCTCGGGATCCACTTACAACCAAATTTCCACTGACGGTAGAATCTCCTATCAAATTGTTACTTCCAGACGAAAACAGTGAACCCGTGACCGTTTGAGAACCTATGAAATTGTTACTGCCAGTTGTAGCAAAAAATCTGCTGGAAGTTCCGTTGAAAAGCAGGCTGTTTGAACTAAAGCTGGAAGATACTGAATAACTACTTGAAATCGATGCGGTTGCCCAACTGCTTGTTATATTGTATGTGCTTCCTGTTGCAATATTTGGAGCATTTAGAGAATAACTAGCTGTCAAAGAATAACTCGCGGAGACGTTTGGTGAACCAGGAGCATAACTCGCAGAAAATGCGTTTTGGGAATAAGACGCGCTTAAAACCGTCATCGAACTGGTAGAACTTATAGACAATTTTGTATCCGCATAAGTTTTTACCGCTAACTGTGAAGGTACAACGTTATGACTTGCCGTTACAAACGTTGTATCCCTATCAATGGGTATTCCACGAGTAGTTCCTTGTGACATTATTGATCCTTTCTAGTATTCAATGTGGCATTTATTATGTGTTCTCCTGACCAAATAAATTAAAAGATAGTGTAGCGTCTGTGGCATACACCGTAACAACGTCTGTTGCTGATAATGTCATCCCTATGGTGGCCGTGAATGTATCTCCGGAAGCAACTATAACGTCATAATAAATATAATGTTTGTCGTCTATCGTGGCCCCGGCCGGCCGGACGGCTACTCTAAAATACGTTTCCGCTGCACCTCTATTACACACCACTATAGAGGACACAACTGTATCTGTTCCGGAAGGAACGGTATACAATGTAGTATTTGTTGTAGCGGCCGGTGATACTTGACCAAGCACTTTTCTTATAGTCGCCATAGTTTTATTATCCTCCCATCAGAAGGAAATTTTGATTAAAATTAACTTCTAATACATATGAAGCCGTTACTGAATATGAACTACTAATTGTCGATATAGATCTCGATGACGATATTGAATACGAAGAACTTGTGGAATAATCGGAGAAACTAGCCGACGGAGCAGTTGACGAAAAACTGCTTGAAATAGAAGAAGTCGACCAGCTACTTGTTATAAAGTATCTACTGCCGCTTCCAAGGGTTGTTCCCCCCGATGAATTCAAAGCATAACTGGACGTTATTGAATAACTCGATGAAATAATGACGCCAAATATATTTGAGGCAGTGACGTAACTGGCTGTATTTGAAGTCGAAGAAAAACTTGACGATATGGACGATGTAGCCCAACTGCTTGTTATATTGTATGAGCTTCCGGTTCCAAGGGTTGTTCCACCTGCGGAAGAGTTCATCGAATAACTCGCGGTCACAGAATACAGAGCCGCGCTGGAACTTACTCCAACGCTCGATGTAAACGAATAACTGGAAGATACGCTGGTTAAAGAGTAACTTGACGACAACGTTGGTGATCCTGGAGCATAACTCGCTGACAAAGCTTGAGCAGCGGAAAGTGCGTAACTGGCCGTCTCCGTTGGAGCTCCCGGAGCATAACTTGCAGAAAATGCTCGTAGAGAATAGCTCGAAGATAGAACAACTCCGTAAACACTTGAAGCAGTGACATAACTTGAGGTATTCGATGTAACTGAATAACTGCTCGAAACTGATGCGGTCGCCCAGCTGCTTGTTATATTGTATGAGCTTCCGGTTCCAAGGGTTGTTCCCACTCCGCCCCCGGGAGAAACCAAAGCATAACTCGCGGTCACAGCAAATAATG